GAATAGGATAAACACCTGTTTTTGTAATGTTTGCTTGACCAATGGTTTCTTGTGAAGCCGTGTTTTGTGTCAACGACGCAGGAAGTGTCATCGTCAAATTACTTGTTAAAGACGAAGTAGAACCAAAGTCAAAATACACACGCACAAAAAGTATTTTATTAAACTTTGAATATGCGGCGCTAACTGTTCCATTTCCCACAGTAAGACCAGACCAAGACGGGGTAAACGATGTCCATGCGCCCGCAGCATTTAATTCTGCCGCAGTGAGCACACTTCCCGATGTGAACGTTCCAAACTCTGCCATAATGTTGCTCCTTTACCAGCCGAGTCGACTGGTGTTCAAAATACCTAAAGTAGTGCTGTTAAGCGTGAAAAACTGGTAGTAACTCAACGGACTAAACGACAAATCAAAAGTGGTTTGCTCAGGCGTAACATTAATTCGATAGCCTTCCATCACCATGTCTTGACTGTAATCGCTAAGTTGGTTTGGCGGCCGATATTCAAAGTTAACCGTTCTGTTATTTTGGTTAAAACATTCAGACAACCATGACTCTAAAGCGTCGCTGTTTTGCGCTACATCACTAAAAGAACAAATAAACCGTTCTTGCGTTGGGTCATCAAAATTGTTGACAATCCAATCAGCGTTACCGCTGGCCTGCGTAGTTGTGTAATCAACCGTTGATGAAGAATAAAACGCAGGACCGTATGTTGAAACAGCGGTAGCGTTAGTGCTGGTTTGGCTAGCCAGCCCGTTAGGTGAAACTGTCGCCGTGTTAATAAATTCAAAACCTGCCGCTATGCGTTCAAACTGTTGGTATGCAATCCGTGTTGCTGATGGTGTACGACCTATTTTAGTGGCAATCGGTGCAAGGCTAGAAACATAACTACGCCCAATAAATTGGAGGGCATTGCCTTCTAAAAAACAATAACCCCGTTCTGTGGTCACCAGAAAGTTTAAATAATTGGTGACTGTGCCGGTATAAGTAGTTCCGCTAGCAATGGAACCTGAACCGTAACCGATGACGCCCATGTCGGCAGGCAAAATACCTGAACTACTAAAGGTGTCTAACTGGTTATCGCAAGTATCTTGAGCAATCACAAAATTAGTTGCTTGGATTCGACCAGCTCTAGAAATGAAATCAGCACAAGTAAGCGTGACGGTGCTTAAACCTGTGTCGCCTGGGTAATCGTTATATGTTATTTTTTGTAACCAAAAATGGCAGTTAAAATCGCCGTTAAGGTATGTACCTTTAACCGTTAACATTTTGCCGTATTCAACAGTTGCGGCGAAATTGTCGTTGTTATTAAGTGTGATAACGCATTGACCACCCGAATAGGGATCCAAATACTGTTCACGGCCACCAGTAATGTTTAACGACAAAACACGGCTAGTTAAACTTGTTGCGCCACCGTCAGCCGTAACTGTCCATGTCATCTTTGGCATTACATAGCCCTGGTGTTAACTGGTACTGGGCCTGACTGGCGTACATATTGCTGTAAGGCTCTGACAATACTGTTGGGGTCGCCACCGTTTACATTGACCGTAATGTTGGCACCGCCACCGCCGAAACCCATTCCACCGGCACGGTTTAACGGGATAACTGCTTCAGGGCCACGTTCACCAATCATTGCCAGGGTTGGGCCTGTGACTATGCCACCTTCGGCAAGCATAGGAATACGGCCAATGTCAGGTGGGTTGACCGTAAAACTTGCACCAAAAGCACTAATTTTAAACTCAACTAATTCGTTAATTTTGTCAATGACATTACGGTTAATAAAACCGATAATGCCGTTAGCAAACGCTTTTCCAACTTCTAACCCTTTACTACCCAACCCTTTAAGCGCTTCGACTAAAGAACTAATTAACTTGCCGCCTAAATCTGTGCCAAGGCTGGCCATAGTTGAAACCAAATCAACAAACAACCCAGGTAGTTTTCTTGCCAAATCAACTACAAAACGACCCAAACCTTCAACCGCTTCAGGCAAAAGTTTTGCTGTCCAACTGAGTAAAGCGCCAACAAGTTTCACAGCCTGGGCGCCTAACTTTGGCACGGCTTCAGTAACCACCCAGTCAAGAATTGTTAGCAACAAATCGCCCAACGCTTTTAAGGCTGGGACTATTTGCGGCTTAATCCAATCAACTAAAGCGTTACCCAAAACAATAAGCTTGTCGACAAGTAACGGCAAACCTTCGTCAAGAATCCAATTAGCCAGATCAGCCATTAGTTCAGCCAGGCGCTTTAGTGCAGGCGGTGCCGCTTCTTTAATCCAGTTCCAAAACGCTTCGGCGCCGTCACCTAAAAGTTTTGCTAATGCTGGCAGACCCGTGTTTTGTAGCCACTGCCCAAGGTTGTACATCATGTCTAACAATGCCCGTAAGGCTGGTGGGTAAGCGTCTTTAAGCCAATCCATAAACATAGTTACGGCGTTAGTCAAAACAGTTTTTAGTTTTGGTAGTTGCTTCTTAACAACTTCAATAATTCCTGCTAAACCGTCTTTTTCAAAAGCCGAAGTAAGCATAGAAATAGTCGGCCCAAGTTTTGTTGTTATGAAATCTGTTAATTTCATAAAAATAGGTAGCAACTTGCCACCAATAGTGGTTACAAGGTTGTCTAATTGCGCTTTAAAAATACGTTGTTTGTTTGCTAGTCCATCGCTGGTTCTTGCAAAGTCGCCTTGGGCGTCAGCGGTTTGTTTATAGATAACGGCTTCAGCGGCCAGAATTTTCTGCCGGTCATTTAACGGCCCGATACCGTTATAGATACCTTGTGCGGCCGCTTCGGCTTTTAGGGCGGCGTCGTTAAGCATGACACCGTATTTGCGCAACGGTTCCGATTCGCCTCGAAGTGCTGAACCTATGGCTTGGATTGCTTCTTCGGGGCTGGTGTTATTAAACGACGCTAAATCTGACGCCAGCTTTGTGAAGTCCATTGAAAATTCGGCAGCAAAATCACCTGATAAACCAGCGGCTTTAGCGAACGTGCCAAAAGTACCTACAGCGTCCATTACTGACTGCTTCGACTGTCCTAAAGCCACGTCAGCACGGTCGGCAAATTGTTGAATATATTTGGCGCTATCTTCACCAAAAATAACGTTGACTTTGCTTTGGGCTTCGGCTAAGTCACTAGCGGCCTCAATTGCTTTATAGGCGCCAGCGGCGGCGGCTGTACCAATAGCGGCTACTGCTAAAGCGGCTGTTTTGGCTATGTTGCCTACTTTGTCTCCAAACGCTTGAAAAGCGCCTTCGGCTTCGTTGACACCTTTGTTGTCGTAGTCGCTAAAAATCGGAATCTTGATAGCCATTAGCGGTCAACCTCTTTTTGGATAACCTTTTCGGTATCTTTTACCAAGTCTTTAATTCCGTCTTGCACATCTTTCAATTTTTGTTCAGCAACAGGCCACATAACACGGCTGGCGTCTTTACCAAACTTTGAACTGAAAGCACTACCCAAACCGTTTAGATTCTTTTTTCCTGCCATATCAAAAATGGCGGCGGCTGGGTTTGCTTGCATTACATAAAAAGCGTTTCGGTCACGGTAACTAGTGTTTATCTTTACCTTGACACCGTTCTGGGCTTTAGCAGCTGTCAACGGGAAAATGGTTCTACCTCTATTTTCGCCTGTTTTGCCTACAACCCATTTGCGTTTTGTGCCGGACGGAAAACGATTATCTGAATATTCGGCTTTCATGGCGTCGGTCATAGGCGCCGCAATTGCTTGAACTTTGATATTGAACTCTTTGCGTAGTTCAGGGTCAATTCGACGCAACGCCTTTACGGTGTCTTTTACACCTTCTATTTTCGGCGTTCTTGCCATGACCAACCTTTATTTACGGGATTCGTTAATAACTTTAATGACCGTTGATAGGTCGTCGTTATCAAACTCTACTCCTTGTGGCCAGTACCCTGTCGCCGCTAAAACCTGTGCTAAAGCGTGTCGGTAGGTACTGGCAAGGTAGGGCGGTCGGGTTCATCGTTAACAACCTCAAGCAACACCAGTTTTCTAATGAAGTCGTCTAACACGATTGGCACGGTGACGTTGTGTTGCTGGCATGCCTGGTGGGCTAAATACGCCAAATCTTCAATGCCGATACCGTTGCCCATATCGCTGGCTTTGCGTTTGAATTTTCTTTCCCACGCCACGATTGTAAAAAGGTTGGTTGTTACTTCGACAGGGCCTTCACCCTGGTCGACTCTGATCGTTAGTTGCATGTCGGGCCTTTGCTGTTGGGGTTGCTAAATCAGGAAACAACGGTGGTCAAAACGCCACCTTTAAAGGTAATGCTAATGGTTGACAGTTCGCCCATGGTTGCGTTAATTACGGGCAGACTTTCAAGATAAGCGCCCACTAATTCGAAGCGTGGTTCTGTGGCACTAGCTGTGGTCAAGCCTGCAACGGTGTTGGAAACCTTTACGGTGGTGGTGGTGCCAACTAGAGCTGCCAAAGTTGCGTAGGTTTCGGCTGCGGCGTAACTCATGTATAGGTCTAAGGTTATTTCTTGGTTAAACAACCCTGAAACGAAAACCCTTGAGGTGGAACCAAAAGCGGTTGATTCCAAGGCTTCGGCCATATTTGTGACCGTGGCTGCCGTGCATTGGTCGGTCAAAGAAACGCTGTTGACCATTACGCCCGGGTTGGAAAGGTATGTCGAAGTTGCCATGAGGTTTAATCCTTCTTTGTGTGTGCTTTAGTTTTAGCAGATTTTGGGGTGGGCTTGTCGCTAACAATCTCGTCAGATTCAATAAACCCGTGAGCTAGTAACGCTTCAATGTTTGTACCGGCACCAGGCACAAATTCTGCGCCTACTGTCCCGATTCTTTCGCTAATGATTGTGTATTTCATGTTCAACCTGCTTGTGCTTGTACGTCTATGGATAGGTCATAAGCGGCAAACATTTGGCCGCCAACGGGAAACGACCCAGGGCGACCAGATTTCACTGCCACGTTCTTTGCTAGGACCGACGCACACATGCTTAAAACGTTGCGTAAGCCGTCCAAATTGGCTGGCCCTAGAGTTATTACTTTTACCGAAAAATTCATGGTAACGATGTTGTAGTTGAAGCAATCAAAACTGGGTGCGTCAATGAACACGCACGGTGGGTTGATCTTTTCAGGGTCAAACACCACACGCATGCCAGTAATGGTTGCAAGGGTTGTTGCTAGGTCGTCTATCGACTCATTGAACAGGTCGGTGTAGACAGTCATTACGCAACCGCAGGCCGTGGGATACCAGCCAGTTGTTTGATTAACGGCGACAGCCCAGACACGGTAGCGGTTCCCATATCGCTAAAACTTGCGAATTGGTCTATGGCGCCACGTTGCCTGTAAATTGAGCCACCCATCATAATCGTGGCTAGCTCTACGTCACCGCTGGGGGCCGTGGTCAAAGAGTCTGTGTAACCTGACTCTTGACGTCTACGAAAAATGAAATTGTTGGCGCTTGAAGCACACTGAGCCAAGAAAGCCGTTTCGTCAACACTTGCCAAAGCAATGCCCAGCCAAGTGCCAATCTGTGTGCCGGTCACCCAAGTGCAAGTTTCCGTGTAGGTCAGGGTGCCTTGCGGTATTGCAGCTGAGCGGTCAAGGTTGTCGCCTGCGTCATAAAACAACACCTGATTTGGTATCGGGTAGTTGTAATCAAATGTCAGATCACCAGTACTGGTTACGCCCGTAAACAAATATTCGGGTATGGCGTAAACATTGTGCGAACCGTTCAAACCGTGGCCTAAACCTGCGAGCGTGAACGGTAAGCCCAAATTCAATTCGGGTTCTGTCAATGTTTGAACCACAGCGTAATCGTCTAAACGCTGGTGGAATATGACTTGATAAACAGCCATGGGCGGCTAACCGCCTTTCGACTAAGCCTGGGTGATCTTGCGAATCATGCTTGAGTTAGCAGCAAAGGTTGCGGCGTAACCGAACATTGACATGGTGCGTGAAATGGTGCTGGGGTTTTCAACCGAAAGCAGGCCACGGTCTTGGCGGTAGATTTCGTAGGCGTTGCTGTTGAAAATCACCATGGTCTTAGCGGCGAAGTTGTTATCAACGACAATTTGCAAACCAAGTGGGTTGGCGTTTTGGAAAGCGTTAATGCCACCGTTACCGATTGCGTTAAACGCATTCAGGCCACCGCCCGTGTAACCAAAAATCGGACGCTTCTGGTCGTCGGTGAGCTGCATCATCAAGCCCCAGGTCGTTGGGTCGACAGCGATATGAGTTGGCAAGAAGTTGGTGGCGGCAACTGTGGTGACTGCGCAATCGTAAATTGACTTCAGCAAGTCGGCCACGGTCAAGTCCCAAACACCATCAGCAGAAGCGGCGGTTACAAGGTTGTCACATGCAAAGTTGTCAATTGCTCGCAGGTACTGACCGGCAAGGTCTTGCATGATGACTGCCATAGCGGCTGGGTCTGTAAAGTCAACGGTCTGGTATGAAAGGGTAGTCGCACCAGCAAAACTCTTTTTAGTGACCGTATTCGAGGCAATCACTGAAGTGGTGGCTGACACGGCGTCAAGCTGTGCGGCCTGTTCTGCAACGGTTGGGTGGGTTGTCCAGGTCGGGCGAATGAACGTAGAACCAGTACCGCCACCAGGCATAGCCCTAGTCCCCACGGCTGTCAAAAGCGGAGAAATGTAATTGATATCCGCAAAAACGGGACCCAACAACGGCAATGGGACAATACCACTCACATTTGAGCTGACCACATCGCCAGCGGCGGCTTCAATCGGCGACTTGTGATAAGCGCGGTAATCTTCCCAAACTTTGTTGGCGTTAGCGGCTTCAATTCCACCCTTGTGGATTGCGGCCATAAATTCAAAAGCGTTTGGCAAACGTGGTTCACGCTTTGCTGTGGCAAAAATCGGTGCTGTAGGCACTACGGTTTCTTCAACAACTGCAGGGGTAATTTCCATTTTGGGTTCTTCCTTTGGTTCTTCGACTTGTGGCGCTTCCGCCGCTACTTGACTGATCGTAGCACCAGCGAAAGCAGGCGTGGGGACTAGTGACAGCTCTATCCATTCAGCAGCCAAAATGGTCATGTTGCCTTCGTCGTCGTACTTAAATTCTGTGGGGTTGACGCCTA